CAATCTGGAATTTTCAAGGGGTTGGTTGAAGCGGTCAGAGAAAGACTAAACGAAAAGAAATGAAAGGATATGAAATGACAGACTTGCAAACACGAATCAAAGCTCAAGACGATCAAAGAATTTATGTTGACCAATACGATGATGGCGTTTGGTTAAGCGTTCATCACCAGCATGGGTCTTCTAATGTTGTTTTTGACAGAGAACAAACCAAAGACTTGATTGCTGCACTAATTCGCATTGTTGACGCAGAGGTGAGCAAATGAACGAATACGAAGACGATGATTACGAAGCATGTAGCTGGTGCGGCGGCTGCGGTGAGGGAATGTATGACGGTGCAGCTTGCCGCAAGTGTCACGGCAGTGGCGTTGAGCCACAAGAACCAGAAACAGGGCTTTGTTATGACATTGACTAATTGGCCTTTTCCTAGTTATCCACCAGTTCCTTGGACTGCCAAACAAGAACAAGAGTACCAACAAGCGCAACGCGCACAACTTCCAGAGGCTCCGCTATGAAACAGTCAGAAGCATTGGACATGATCACAAAAATTCAACTTGCACATCAAGCAATGGAATCGGCTTGCAAACGTCTTGATGAACTAAAAGAAGAAAACAAAAACCTTAAAGAAGCACTAGCCAAGCAAGAGCAGGGTGAGCCTATAAAGGGTCTTAAATTTATTCACAAAGCTGATATAGATTTAGCAAAAAGGCAAGAGCAGCGCAGCGTTAGCGAGCATACGGGTGAGCCTGTGGCGTGGACACTTGATAGCCTTGAGCAAGAAATTTACGCAAACACACGAACGTTTGTATCCTTGAATGTTATGGAATGGTTGCTTACTCAATTCAACACCACACCACAACAACGCACATGGGTTGGACTGACTATTGAGGAGCGCGACCATTTATGGGAAGTAAGTCGTGCAGGACTGCCTAGATACAACACATTTGCAGGGCTTGTTGAATCCAAACTCAAGGAGAAGAACACGTGAATGTGAATGAGTACAAAATACAAACAGTCGGTGGTGTTTGGAATGAGAAACCACATTGGCCTGTTTTATATTGGGGCGAGGGCGTAAGCGCAGGCGTTAAATGGCTTGAGTTAATAGCCGATGACTGGACGTTTACGTTCAAAACAACAGGGCAAAAGTTTTCCGCGGAAAACCTTAATTTACCCTACGGGCCTTAATTGATAAAGCAAGGAGAAGAACACATGAGCAAAGAAGAAATGGTCACAATGCTTCGTTTGGTTGGTTGCGATGAAAACACCGTAACGGCTATGTCTAACGCTTACGACCTTGGTTTTGAATGGGCAAAAGAAAAAATGATTGCTCTGCCTGTCGTGACGTTGCCATTGGAATCCAAATGAGATATGCGGCTAGGGTTGATGCTACGCAAGACCAAGTGGTTAGCGCTTTACGCGCTGTTGGTGCTTACGTCTGGATTATTGGCTTGCCAGTTGACCTTTTGGTTGGCTACAACGGGCAAACATTTCTTGTAGAAGTAAAAAGCGGCCCTAAAAAGGCTTTAACGAGGCTACAACAAGACTTTTTCGGAAAGTGGGTTGGCGGTCGCTTAGAACGAATTGAAAGCCCTGAACAGGCTTTAAAAATGATTGGGGTGATATGACCATTGAACAAACGTTGAAAGAACGTCAGCAAACGCATGGAGATTTCAAAGGCCATGCTGACATTTCGCAAAGATTAAAAGCCATTTTGAGGGTCTATGAAGCAGAGCGCGGTTGTGATTTAGACCAAGATCAACGAGAGGCTTTAGAAATGATTTGCCACAAGATCGCACGAATATTGAACGGAAACCCTGACACACATGATCATTGGCATGACATTGCTGGCTATGCAACTTTGGTTGCTGAAAGGCTGAAATGAGCGCCCCACAAAAAGCCATTGACTACATTTTGGCAAACTCAAAGCACTTTGCTGCTGCAAAAGCAAAAAGGGTTCATCTTGAAGAATTCCGAAAGTCTAAAAAGGCTTTGCTGATGCGTGACGCATTGCTTAGAGGAATTGAGGCCGCAAACGCTCAAGAACGTGAAGCCTACGCGCACCCAGAATATCTGGAGCTTTTGGAAGGTTTGGCAGCAGCGATTGAAACTGAAGAAATGCTGAAATGGAATTTAGAAGCCGCAAGGATGAGGGTTGACGTTTGGCGTAGTGAGGAAGCAACAAACCGAGCAACAGACAAGGCGATGCAATGAAAAAGCGCAGCAAATACAAACCTAAAGGCGTTCGCATGGATGCACTGACATGGGTAATTTCTGGATTTAAGAAAGTTGCAGATGTGCCAGACGCAGGAACTAAGTTAATGCTGAAAAATCACGTTTCTTTTGACGAAATCCGTGAGGGAAGGGGCGACACTGGACACGTTGACAACATGATCTCAATGGTAAACATGGCTGAAGCCTTGGCAAAGCGCCAGCTTGGTCGTGATTGGTTGCCTGAAATCAAGGAAGCTCAAGACGCAATTTTTACAATGGCGCAGCGCGGCGTAAGCGGAAAGCCATTTCTGTTCACAGGATTGGAGCTTCAGGCTGTCGAGTTGATTTTGAATTTGCACGATGAACAGCTAAAAAACTGCCCTGTCAGGACTTTAGAGCTTGCATTGGATGACATTGCAAAAGAATTTAAAGGCAGAAAAATGCGTAAGATTGAGCCAATTGAGCCAAGTATTCCTGAGCCAAAATTTGAGAAAAAGCCAGTTAATTTACCAATTATTGATTTTGTATGATAATTCCAAAATTTAACTATTTCCGCAGCAAACAGCATTTAAAGAACGTTGCTTCTTTGCCTTGCCAGAATTGCTACATTGAAGGCCAGACCCAAGCGGCTCACTCAAACTGGTCTGAACACGGAAAAGGTCGAGGAATCAAAGCCAGTGATGAATTCACTGCTGCTTTATGTCAAAGCTGTCATTTGGAACTAGACCAAGGCGCTAGATTGTCCAAAGAGCAACGCAGAATGTTGTGGCAAATGGCATATCAAAGAACAGTAAACCGACTTAAATCGCAGAATCTTTGGCCTGATGAGCTAAAATGAAATCTCAGTTGCCTTCTCGTTTGTTCATGGCGATTAGGTCTTAAAGGCAGTCACCCCGCTGCCTTCTTTTTTGCCTATAATGCGACCACTTTGTTTTAACAATGGGATATAGCATGACGGCAGCTAATAAAGTCGGGCGACCACCAATAGAAATTACTGACAGCGATTTCGCAAAAATGATAGGAATGGTTGAAGTTTGCTGCACTCAAGACGAGATTTGTAGTATTTTCGACATAGCAGAATCAACGCTTGATTTGAAGCTAAAAGACCGAGGGTATGAGAATTTTCGGGACTTTTATAAAAAGCACAGCGCAAATGGAAAGCAAAGCCTAAGACGACTGCAATGGGCAGCGGCTCAAGAGGGCAACACGACAATGCTGGTTTGGCTTGGCAAGCAATGGCTTGGTCAATCTGACAAGCAATTAATCGACACAAATCACACGATCACATCGTTTGAAGTCATAGCAGATGAAGATAAGGGCTAAGGCCACAGGGCCACAAGCTCAACTGGTGAACAGTGCGGCTAGGTTTCCTGCAATGGTGGCTGGCTTTGGTGCTGGCAAGACTCACGCCTTAGTTTTGAGAACGCTTCGCCTAATCTTCAGCAATGGCGGGGATGTTGCCTATTACTTACCAAACTACCCGCTAGTTCGCACAATTGCCTATCCAAGATTCCAATCGGCATTTGACGATTTAGGCATCCCCTATGAGCTAAATAGGTCTGAACACGTTTTGCGGGTTGGCGGCAAACAGATCATCTTTCGGACAATGGAGAATCCAGACGCAATTGTTGGCTATGAAGTTGGAGATTCGATGGTTGACGAGCTTGACACGCTGCCAACGGCCAAGGCCAATGAAGTCTGGAACAAGATCATTGCCCGTAACCGACAAAAGAAACCAGATGGAACTGCAAACAGTGTTGCGGTTGGGACAACTCCAGAGGGTTTTCGGTTTGTCTATGAGAAGTGGCATAAAAACCCCACCGAAAGCTATCACTTAATCAAGGCTCCAACCTATTCAAACCCGCATTTGCCTGATGGCTACGTTGATTCGCTGCGGGAGACTTACCCTAGTAACTTGCTAAACGCTTACATTGAGGGCGAGTTTGTCAATCTGACTTCTGGCTCTGTTTATGTAAACTTTGATCGCCAACTGAACAAAACAGACATTACGGCAAACAAATCTGAAACTTTGCACATCGGAATGGACTTCAACGTCAACAATATGTCGGCTGCAATCCATGTAATGCGAGAAAGCAAGGCTTATGCTGTGGACGAGGTTTCAGGCGCTCAAGACACCCCCGCTGTGATTCGCATCATCAAGACTCGTTACCCAGACAACCCCGTGATTGTTTATCCTGACGCAAGTGGTGCAGCCACCAGCACAACAAATGCTGCCTCAAGTGATCTGATATTGTTGAAAAATGCAGGGTTTACGATTAACGCTCCAAGGGCAAACGGACGGGTCAAAGATCGTTTGGCTGCTGTCAATATGGCACTTTGCGATAATGATGGCAAACGTTTATACTATGTCAACCTTGACAAATGCCCTAATATTGCTTTAGGTCTTGAACAGCAGTCGTATGACAAGAACGGTGAGCCTGATAAATCAAGTGGCTTTGACCACATGAATGACGCGCTTGGATATTTTGTCGTTCGTAAGATGCCGATCAAGAGGCGCATAGAATTCTCTGAACAGCCAGTTAGGTGGTCTTAAATGAGTACAGAAATCACATTCACGCATCCAACGTACAACGAAAACGTGAACCGTTGGGAGTTTTACTTGCGCTCATACATGGGTGGCGAGGAATACAAAAACGGCGAATATTTGACGCAGTACATCAACGAAGACAAAAAAGAATACGGGCGGCGCTTGGAGTTGACCCCAATCGACAACCATTGCCGAAACATTGTCCACATTTATTCCAGTTACTTGTGGCGCGTGGCCCCTGTTCGCAACTTCAATTCCCTTGATGGAAACCCGCTGCTGCAATACTTCTTAGAAGATGCAGACATGGAAGGCCGTTCGTTTAACGCTTTCATGAAAGAAGCACAAATCTGGGCATCTGTCTACGGTCACGTTTGGGTCGTGCTGGACAAGCCAAAGTCAAACGCTGGCACACGCGCAGAAGAACTGGCCCAAGAGATTCGCCCTTACGTCAATCTTTTTACGCCTGAAAACGTTTTAGATTGGGAATGGGAGCGTATGCCTTCTGGTCGTTATGAGTTGACTTATCTGAAGTTGCGCGAATCCGTTATCAAGGAAAGCGACAACGAGACTGAATCGACCATTAGGGTTTGGACACCGACAATGATTGAGCTTTATGAAGTTCACAACGGTAAAGAAACCAAGATGCTTGAGCAGATGGAAAACCCGCTAGGAAAGATTCCTGCTGTGTTCATTCCTTCTCAGCGCTCAGTGGTTCGTGGCCTTGGCATTAGCGATCTAACTGACATTGCAACAATGCAAAAGGCGATCTATCAAGAAAATTCAGAGATCGAGCAGTTAATTCGTATCAGCAACCATCCGACATTGGTGAAGACAACTGGCACAGACGCTAGTGCTGGCGCTGGTTCTGTGGTCAATATGCCAGACGATCTAGACCCAAATCTGAAGCCTTACCAAATCCAGCCAAGCGGCAGCAACTTAGACGCTATTCGCGCCTCAATCACAGACAAAGTGAACGCAATTAACCGCATGGCTCACATGGGCGCAATTCGTGGCACTGAGGCTGTCACAACTTCTGGCATTGCTTTGCAGACTGAGTTCCAGTTGCTTAATGCACGATTAGCTGAAAAGGCTGATTTGCTGGAATTGGCAGAAGAACAGTTGTGGGCTTTGTTCTGTATGTGGCAGCAAGTCAAAGCAGATGTGGTAGTTTCTTACCCTGATAGCTTCGACATTCGGGATTACCCTAAAGAATTGGAATTCTTGCAATCTGTCAAGGCTGCTGGCGTTCGTTCAAGAACTTTGCAATCTGAGGTTGATAAGCAAATCGCAGACTTGGTGCTTGATGATGAAAAGCTAGAGGCCGCTTATTCAGAGATAGATGCAAGCACAGTTGTAATTGGTCAGTTTTAATGGCATCTGATACCAATCACGCTCAGACTTTAGAAAAGCTGAGTGATTTGCACGAAAAGCGCATGATTGATGCGCTGTCTGTCCTTGAAGACAGAATCGCAAAGCTGGTTGGTAGTGCTCCATTAAAAAACGGCAAGCTGTTTGATCTTGAATGGGCAGTCGCTGCAAGGCGTGACATTCTGAAGGTGATAACTGAGGAATATCTCAGCACATCAAACAAAAACGTCAACGACTACAAAAAGGCCGCAGATTCAGCGACCAACATGATTTCCAGTTATACCGACTTTGTTGGTTTATCGTCTGAAGTCATTAACTCGTTACAGCGTGTTTCATTCCAAGGATTTGAGGACATTGCTGGAACTTTTCTCAATGAGCTTTCCAATGAGGTTTACCAAAACACCTTAACTGGAAGAAGCGTTGATGAGTCAATTAAAACCCTTCGTCAGAAGATCAATGGCGTTTACGCTCAATCTGACCAAGCCGAAGTCGCTAAATTGGTGAACATTGCCAATGCTGGCGGCGCTGATGCAGAAGACGCAATCAAAAAGCTGCACTCTGTTTACGCTGCCGACAAGCTAGGCAACAACATGAGGCGCTATGCGACTCAACAAGTTCATGACTCGCTGATGCAGTTTGACGCATCGGTCAACGTGGCTGCTGGCAAAGAAACAGGCGCAGAGCGTTGGAAATATTACGGCAGCACTATTCAAGACTCAAGAGAGTTTTGCCGTAAACACGCTGGCAAAGTTTATACAGAGGCGCAAATTGATGAGATTTGGCAGGGTGATTGGGCTGGCAAGGCCGCTGGAAACCCGTTCATTGTGCGTGGTGGGTATAACTGCCGCCATCACTGGCGACCATATTACTCAGAGGCTGAAGTCAAGCAAGAGCCAAAGCAACCGCCAAAACAGACCAAGCCAGAGTTTGTAATTCCTGACGATCTGCCAGTAACAGGCGACAAGGCATCTTTTGTTGACGCAATGAGCAAACTTTCTGACGATCAGATCAGCCTTGCAAACAAGCTGCCAAAGCCAAGCACTCTTGAGAACAAGGCTGGAAGCGGCGCATATTACTCAATCTCTAGACGATTAGAGGCAGATGTAAGCGTTCGTGGCGGTTCAATCTTGCGTCATGAATACGGGCATCACATCGACTTTATGCTTGGCAAAGACTTTCAGGCAATCAGTGAGACAGATGCAGCCTTCTTAAAAGCATACGACACAGACAGAAAGACGCTTGGCCTACATAGAAACCCTACTAAAGCCACCGTCATGGAAGAATTTAAGACGCTTCTTTATGAAGTTAAGGAAGTTCCTTCAAAGTCTGGCACTTGGACAGTTAAGAAGTCTATTTTGCGAAATGATGAGCTTGGCAACTTTTCAGACATTGTTGACGCGCTTACTGCTGGCGAGTTCCAAGCCACCAAATATGCTTTTGGTCATGGCAAAACCTATTTCAAACGCGCAGGGTCTAAGCAAAAAGAGATTTTTGCCAACCTGTTTGCTCTCAAGAACACAGAATTTTGGTCGTTGGCAGTTCAGAAGTTCCCAGAACTTACCAAGCGATTTGATGAAATCATTGCAGAGGGGTTGAAATGAAAACACTAGAGCCGCAAGACATAATCGAAATGCACATCAAGAAATTTGGAGTTGAGCCTGTCATTACTGGCGTAAATTTCAATAAATCTTTGGACATTTACGAGGACATTTTGCAAGCAGTGGAAGATGGAATTCCGTATGTAGAGCAAGAAGTCGCAGAGTCTGTATCAACTTGATTGGATAAAATATGAAAAAGTCATTGATGAAGCTAGAATCAGAGCTTAAAAAAGAGGCAAAGAAAAAAGGTCTTAGCGAAGAACGCGAAGACGCTTATGTCTATGGCACACTACGAAAAACAGGTTGGGTTCCTTCTACACAAAAGAAGAAATCTAAATAACATTTTCTTAACTACTCGAAAGAGGTTCGCAACATGAGCGATGAAAACATGGACGGTCAACAAGACCAACAGCAAAACGATGAGCCTTCAAAGGTTTTTACGCAAGAGGAAGTGGACAGAATCCTTGAGCAGCGATTAGCCCGTGAGCGCAAACGTTTTGAAAAGCAGACAGATGGCATTGACCTTGATGCCGCCCGTAAAGCGTTAGAGGAAAAGCAACACGCTGAACTTGAACGCGACAAACAACGTGGCGACTTTGAAAAGGTTTTAAAAACCACTGTCGAAAAGAAAGACACGCAGATTCAGTCGCTGACTGCGAAGTTGCACCAAATACAAGTTGAAGGGTCGCTGTTAAATGCGGCATCTTCGCTTAATGCGGTATCTCCAGACCAAGTTTCAGCATTACTCAAAACCAATATTCGCCTAGGCGAAGACGGAAACGTTGAGGTTATTGATAAGACAGGTGCTGTAAGATACAATGACAAAGGCGAATTATTCTCAGTAAGTGAGTTAATGAGCGAATTTTTAACGGCAAACCCTCATTTTGTCCGAGCTACCGCTGGTGGCTCAGGCAGCAAAGGGAGCGCTGGTGGTTCCACACAGAAACCTATGTCTGTGGCTGCAATGCTTGAGAATTGGGACAACGGGGGCAAAGAAGCCTTCGCCGCAACTCAAAAGCGCAAATAAAATCCACTTTCATTTTTTCTTATTGGAGTATTTCAAATGGCTGCTACCACCACCTCAACCCTTGACGATCTGTTTGTTAACATCGTTGCTCAAGCTCGTTACACCGCTGAAGAACAATCTTTGTTGCGCGGCTTGGTCACTGTGTATGACATTCAAGGTCAAGCTGGCAAAACCATTCAAGTTCCTAAGTACCCTGCCATCACTGCTGCTGGCTTGACTGAAGGCACTGACATGGACAGCACCGCTGTTTCTACATCAAGCGTGACTATCACTGTTGGCGAAGTTGGCGCACAAGTTCTGTTGACAGACTTGGCTGCAATGGGCGCTGGCAATCCTGCTCAAGAATTGGGCGTTGTCTTGGGTAACGCTATTGCTACCAAGATGGACAAGGACATGATCGCTTTGTTTGACGGTTTCAGCACTTCTTTGGGTTCTACAACCACCGAATTGACTGTCGCTTATTTGTTCCAAGCCGCTGCAACATTGCGCGCTAACAAGGTGCGTGGTCGTTTGGCTGGCGTGTTCCACCCTTATCAAATCTACCCATTGAAAGCAAACCTGACAAACACGTTTGCCAACCCCAATGGCGGCGATTTGCAAAACGAAGCAATGCGTACAGGCTATGTCGGCACAATCGCTGGCATCGAAATCTATGAGTCTGCCAACCTGACTATTGACGGTTCTGGTGATACAAAAGGCGCGATCTTCGCTCCTGAAGCAATCGCCTTGGCAATGAAACGTGATTTCACTATCGAGCCACAACGTGACGCATCTAACCGCGCTTGGGAACTGAACGCTACTGCCATCTATGGCGTTGGCGAGTTGGATGACTCCTTCGGCGTGGAAATGTACTTTGACGCTGGCCTGTAATTAAGGAATTGCCCTGCCTCATTCGAGGTGGGGTTTTCTTTAACTAAGGATTCATCATGGCGTTTAGTACAGATTCAGACCTGACAGCGATCATTCCTGACATTCTGACTTTTGGCATTTCTTCTTTTTACAATGAACACGCCCTAGCGCAAGCTGAAATTGAGCGTGAACTGCGTATTAAGTGGTATCCAAAATTGCAGCGTTCAGCCGAAATGGATGCAACCTTATTGACAGCAGCGCAATGGACTACGGCTTCGGCTTATTTAGTCTTGTGGAAACACGCATTGCCAAAGCTGACAAACTGGGTTGATGGCGACCGATTCCAAAGCATGATTACGTTTTACAAAACGCGATACAACGAGGAATTGGATGCGGTTATTCGTGACGGTGTTGAATACGATCTCGATGAGGACAACACTGTTTCTGAGACTGAAAAAGCACCTATTTACTTCGGGCGACTTGTGCGATGAAAGTTGATATTTCAGTTGATGTTTCTAAGGCCGAAAAAGACCTTAATAAAACTAAACTAGAAATTCAGCTATCAATCAAAAAGTCGCTGATGAAAACGGCGCAATACGGAACGCAGATAATCCTTGACCGCACCGAAAAAGGCATTGGCTATTTAGGCAAGTTTGCACCTTACTCGCCAGCTTATCGAAAAGCAAAGGCAGAGGGTTGGAATCGTGCTGGAACTAACCGCAGAGCCTTTGGCGGTGACTCATCTGGCATCGTCAACCTAAACGTGCATGGCGAAATGCTTTCTAGCATCCAGCAGCGCGGTTTAGGGTCTAACGTTGTTGAGATTTTCTTCGGTAGAGCAACAGAAGCGAAAAAAGCTGCTTTCAACAGTCAAAAACGCAAGTTCTTTGGATTTAACGATGCAGAGATTGGCAAGTTGAGCGCATTTTTCAGTAAGGAATTGAAATGAGCAAACGTGAATCTATCGCCTCAAACGTGGTGTCTGCGCTTAATGCTGTCTCAGCAATTAAGTTTGTCACCCGTGAGCCGTTTGACTTCACCAAGTTGTCCAATGCTCAATATCCTGCGATCATTGTTCAAACTGGCCCTGAAACCCGTGATGACATAACCATTGGTGGTGGCAACATTACCCGCGAGGGTTCTATTGATTACCAAATCATTGGCTATGTGAAAGACACGGTAATTGACAAAGCCAGAAACGATCTGATTGAGTTGATTGAAGAAGCGTTAGACACTGACCGCACCCGTGGCGGTTCAGCGCTTGACACGCAAATTGTTTCAGTTGAAACCGATGAAGGCTCAATTTCACCTATTGGCGGTGTCATTGTTACGGTTAGAGTTCTATATAATTTCACCAGAGGCGCTGTTTAAGCGCTAAATCCCGAAAGGAAAAATCATGGCTACCCACAAAGGTTCAGAAGGCACTGTCAAGATCGGCACAAGCGCAATTGCAGAAATTCGCACTTGGTCAATCAACCAGACTGCCGACACAATGGAAGATACAACAATGGGCGACTCTGCTCGCACATACCAAAGCTCATTAAGCACTTGGGATGGCACTGTTGATATGTTCTGGGACGAAACCGACACAACAGGCCAAGGCGCTTGCACAATCGGTTCTTCGATTACATTGAACGTCTATCCTGAAGGCGCTACCACTGGTGACGTTTATTACAGCGGCACAGCATTGGTAACTGGCATTGCTCGCACAGCATCTTTTGACGGTATGGTTGAGCAATCAATCACATTCAAAGGCACTGGCGCTTTGACAACTAGCACCGCATCCTAATGAGTTTAGGAAAACGCCTAGCCGCCAAGCGGCAAGCTAAAAGAAATTGCATCGAAGTTGCAGAGTGGGGCGAAGAAAACGAGCCACTGGCCTTATATGCAACTTTCTTGAATTGTGGTGATATTGATCGTTTGCAGCGCAAGCACCCTAACTTTTTGAACAATCCAACCGTTGCTGGAATGATCGACCTGATTATTCTGAAAGCAGAGGATAAGGAAGGCGAAAAGTTATTCACACTTGAAGACAAGCCGTTTTTGATGCGTGAGCCTGTGACCTTGATCAGCACAATTGCGGGTCGAATGTTTACCACTATTGAATCGGTGGAAGACTTGGGAAACGACTAAAGGCTGACTCTATGAGGTTCAACCTCATAGCGTTGGCTGATAGGCTACACAAGACGATTGAGGAAATCGAGGAAATCTCGGTAACTGAGTTGCATGAGTGGGTTGCGTTTTTCCAGTTAAAAGATAAGGAAAAATGATGGCTGCTAACGATGTAAACATTAAACTCAAAGCGGTAGACGAAACCAAAGCCGCTTTTAACAGCGTTGGCAATTCGCTTAATGGCTTGAAGACAGCCATGTTGAGCGTTCAGACTGCCATCGCTGGTGTGATTGGCGGCACTATCGTCAAAGAGATCATTGACGCAAACAAGTCATATCAAACCCTAGAGGCTTCGCTCATCACGTTTACTGGCTCTGCCGAAAAAGCGGCCCAAGCCTTTGACGTACTAAGCAACTTTGCAGCCACTACACCTTTTGGTCTTGAGGAAGTTGTTGGCGGTTTCAATAAATTGATTGCTCGCGGAATCGTTCCGACAATCGAGCAACTTACTTCATTTGGCAACATCGCTGCTGGAACTGGCAAATCGCTAGATCAATTTGTTGAGGCTATCGCTGACGCTTCTGTTGGCGAGTTTGAGCGCCTTAAAGAATTCGGCGTTAAGGCTAACTTAGAAGGCAACAAGGTCAAATTTACATTTGGCGGTGTAAGCACTAGCGTTGGCAAGAATTCAAGAGAAATCCTGCAATATTTGCAAAGCCTTGGCGACACGAAGTTCGCTGGTGGCATGGAAAGACAAGCCAAGACCATTGGCGGTGCTTTCTCGGCCCTATCTGACTCAATCAGGCTCGCTGCTATTCAGTTCGGCAAATCTGGCTTTAATGAGGCTCTAGTCACTGTCACAAACAGCCTTACAACTGTGATCACTCGCTTAAACAATGCTGAAAAAGCAAGTTTGAGCTTTTTTGAGTCGCTTCAGTTAAGCGCCAAGGTCACTGCGTTTGGCAAAGAGGGCGCAATCAAGGCTTATGTTGAGGAATTGAACTTCCTTGAAGACCGTTTGAATAGCCCGATCACAGTCGGCAAAGATGGTTTAATGGGTCAAATTGACTCGTTGAAAAACAAACTGGCTGTCCTTCGTGGAGAAATCCGCAAGACAAATGAATTGCCAGTTAACCCAATTGCAGAGCAAGCGCCAGCAATGTCAGAGGAAGTTAAAAAGAAACTTCAAGAAATCAATGACGAATTGCTAAAGCTAACTAAAGGCGAGGAAGCGCTGGCAGTTGCTCAGTTCTCGCGCTTGGAAGGCGTGACAAAAGCCCAGATTAACAAGTTTGAGCAATTGTTCAGGCAAAAGCAGCTTCTCAACGCTCAAGACAAAGAAATTGACAAACTTTCTCAAGAATCAGAGCAACTTGCAAACAAAGCAATGCAAGAGAAGTTGGCTGCAATTGAAAAAGCCAAAAAACTCTATGAAGACACAAGGACTCCACTTGAGGCAATGGCAAACAGAATGTCTGAACTTGACAGGATGCTTGAGCTTGGCCTAATCAATTGGGACACTTATGCTCGCGCAATCATGCAAACGGCAGACAGCTTTGATGTGATCAAAGATCAAGGCAAAAGCGCATTTGAGGAAATGAAAGACGCAATGCGGAACTGGGGTTCAGACTTTACAAACGTGATGGCTGACATGGTTATGACGGGCAAAGGCTCTTTCTCAGACCTTGCAAACTCAATCATTCGTGACCTAATCCGCATCCAGATTCAGAAGTCGATCACTGACCCATTGTTGAAAATGGGAACAAGTTATCTTGATTCGGTGTTTTCTCCATCTGGCTCGCCAACTGGAAAGGCGATTGGCGGCTCGGTTCAGTCTGGACAGCAATATTTGGTTGGCGAGCGTGGGCCAGAGTTGTTTGTTCCAAACCAATCAGGTTCTATTGTTCCCAACACTGACATGGCTGGCGGTGGCGTTGTCGTAAATCAAACAATTAACGTCACAACGGGCGTTCAACAGACAGTCAGGGCTGAGATAATGGGCTTAATGCCACAAATATCAAACGCAGCAAAAGCGGCTGTCGCTGATGCAAAATTGCGTGGTGGCAACTACGGAAAGATGATGGCTTAACATGGCAGTCTCATACCCTTTGGCCTTGCCAACAAACACAGGTTTTGCAAAGATTCGCATTTCTGCAAACAATGTGGTTGGCGTTTCACGATCTCCTTTTACCGCTAAACAACAGGTTTACAGGTACACAGGCCAGTTTTGGGAAGCTGAGATCAGCTTGCCGCCAATGAAACGGGCCGATGCTGAGTATTGGATTTCGTTTCTGCTGAAACTGAATGGCCCTTATGGCACTTTCCTTCTGGGCGACCCTAACGGTGCAACTGCGCGAGGTGTCGCAACTGGGACACCTTTGGTCAAAGGCGCAAATCAAACGGGTTCAAGCCTAATCACTGATGGATGGACAACCAGCACGACAGGAATCTTGAAGGCTGGAGACTACATTCAGATTGGTGGCGGCGCTGCTGCAAAGTTGCACAAAGTCTTGGATGATGTGAATTCAGACTCAAGCGGAAATGCTACTTTGACCATTTGGCCTGATTTGCGTTCATCACCTTCTGACAATGCGCCAATTGTTGTTAGTGGTGCAAAAGGATTATTCCGCTTGTCTACAAGCCAACAAGATTGGGATGTAAACGAGGCCAGCATCTACGGAATGACGTTCCCCGCAAGAGAGGCTTTGTAATGTCACGCACACTGCCAGCAGCCCTTGCAACTGAGCTTGATGCAACGGAACTAAAACCGTTTTACGCAATTGAATTGCTTTTTGACTCTGGCGACTTGCGTTTTTGGACAGGCTACGATGATATTGAGGCCAATAACGAGATTTGGACAGGTTCAGGTTTGGTTATTGGTTTATCTGGCACTAGCGAGCCAGCAGATTTGTCTGCAAACGGTCTGACAATCACATTCTCTGCACTCGATTCGTCAATCATTGCTGTAATGCTTGGCGAGAACTATCGAGGCCGTTCAGCCAAGGTCTACATTGGCGCATTAAATTCAAACAACCAGCCTGTCTCTGATATGTATCAGGTTTTTGCTGGTCGCATGGACATAATGACGCTGCAAGAAAACGGCAACGTGGCAACCATTTCGATCAACGTGGAAAACGTTTTGATTGACTTAGATCGACCAAGGCCAATCCGATTGACAAGCGAAGACCAGTTAAACAGATATTCTGGCGATCAGTCTCTTTCTGGCGTTGCTCAATTGCAAGATCGCCAAATCTCTTGGGGTAGATAATGGGCTTTAGTCTTAAATCTGTTTTTAAAGCTGCTGTCACTGCGGCTGTTGTTGCTGCAATTGCTTATGCAATAGTATCCACAGGCGGCGGCGCTGCTTTCTCTTGGTCTTCTGTTGGAACTGCTGCGGCAATGGCTGCTGCTGCCAGCACAGTCATGCAACTGACTGCAAAAACGCCTGAAGCATACGATTTAGGCTCGCAGATTCGCGGTCAACTTGTATCAAGTCGAAATCCTGCCGCTGATGCCCGTGTTGTCTACGGGAAAACCCGTGTTGGCGGGACAATTGTTTACATGGAATCCACAGGGGCAAAGAACGAAACCATGCACATGGCGATGGTTCTTGCAGGGCATGAGATCAATTCAGTCAGTCGAGTTTATGTAAACGATGAGCCTTTTACTTTAACTTCAAGCGGCAGCATTTACACCATTGATTACAAGGGCAGCACTAGCGCGATCAACTTTGACTATTCGGTTGGAACTGCTACACAAGCTCCGATGGAGTTGTTTTCTGGAACGACTGCTGCAACTTACCAGTTCAAAGGTTTGGCAACACTTGGCGCTAAGTTGGTTTTTGATCAGGATAAATTCCCGCAAGGTTTGCCAAACATCACGGCTGAGATTGAAGGCTGCAAAGTCTACGACCCGCGCACATCGACAACTGTTTACTCCAACAACGCTGCGCTTTGCATCCGTGATTATTTGACCAACACTGTCTATGGCCTTGGAGCAATTGGCGCAGAGGTTGACGATGATTCATTTAATGATGCTGCCGACATTTGTGACGAAAATGTAACTTTGTCAGGTGGTGGAACAGAAAAGCGTTACACGATCAACGGAACTTTTTTAACCAGCGAGAAGCCCAAGGACATTCTTGGCAAGATGCTGACTTCTTGCGGTGGTCAATTGACTTATGTGGGCGGCAAATGGACATTAAAGGTTGCTGAGTACCGCACCCCAACCGTCACATTGACAGATGATGACTTTGCAAGCGAGATTTCGATTCAAGGTTCATTGTCTCGTAGGGACTTGTTTAACGCTGTAAAAGGCACTTATTCAGAGCCAAACGCGCTTTACCAACTGAGCAGCTTTCCACCCGTCACAAACGCAACCTATGCAGCACAGGACAACGAAACAATCTGGAAAGACATTCAGTTTCCGTTCACAACGTCTGTTTCATCTTGCCAGCGCCTTGCCAAAATTGATCTGGAAAAGATGCGCCAGCAAATCACGGTCACAGGCACTTTTAAGCTGTCAGCCTTTGCTTTGCAGACAGGCGACACGGTTTATTTAGACATTAACCGATACGGGTGGGACAACAAGGTTTTTGAGGTTGTTGATTGGAACTTTGACTTCTCCAACTCAGACACAGGGCCAACCCCAACTGTAAGCATGACCTTGCGGGAGACTGCATCTGGTATTTACGATTGGAACACGGGTGATGAGACTGTTGTTGACCTTGCGCCTAATACATCACTGCCTGACCCGTTTGACGTTACGCCTTGCGGTATTACAGTCACTGATGTGCTTGAGATTGCTGCTGAAACTGTTGTCACGAAATTAGTGGTAACTGCCACTGGCTCGACAGGATTTCAAGACAACTATGAAGTGCAAGCCAAGATCAGCACATCTAATGATTGGGTGAACTTAGGCAAGGCAAGCGGAAACTTGTTTGAGCTTTACAACGTCATTGATGGCGCTGTTTATGACGTTCGCGCAAGAACATTTAACACGCTTAACGTTCGCTCGGAATGGGCAACAGCATCGCACGAAGTCATTGGTAAGACTTTGCCGCCTGAAGACGTTACAGGGTTTTCCATTAACGTTGTCGGCTCGCAAGCCTATCTCACTTGGATTCCTGTTGGCGACTTAGATTTGAGTCATTATCGAATCCGTCATTCGCGTGAAACCACAGGTGCGACCTATTCAAATTCAATTGATCTAGTCACAAAAGTTCCGCGCCCCAGTGTTTTTGCCGTTGTTCCAGCAATGACAGGCACATATTTCATTAAGGCCATTGACAAATTAGGCAATGAATCTCTTGGAGTTGCTGAAGTTGTAGCGGTGATTGAAGACATTAAAGGTCTAAATTACGTCCAAACAATTACAGAATCCCCAACATTTGCAGGAACAAAGACTGAGTGCAGCGTCAATGAGTATGGCGAGCTAATCCTAGACAGTTCAATTGACTTTGATTCGGCAGTTGGCGACTTTGACGATTACGATGGATATTTTGATGCTGGCGGCGGCACTATATCGACAGAAGGCACTTATATCTTTGCCAATTCTGTTGATCTTGGTGACGTTTACACATCTCGCGTGACCTCAAACATCACTGTTTCACGCTTGGATTATGTAACCTTGTTTGAAGACAAGACGGGTAACTTTGACCAGCAGACGGGTTTGTTTGATGGCGACCCCAACACATACGGGGATACAAACGTTCAGTTTTACATTTCGACCACAGAAGACAATCCTTCTGGAACGCCTACATGGTCGGATTACAGGCTTTTCCATGTTGGAGATTACAAGGCCAGAGGCTTGCGGTTCAAGGTCGTTCTGACTTCGACTTCTGGAAGGTCTAGCCCATCTGTTTCTGCCCTGTCAGTTTCTATTGATATGCCAGATCGGATTGCTTCTGGCGATGACTTGGTTTCTGGTGCTGGCGCTTATTCTGTGACGTTTAGCCCTGCATTTAAGGAATCTCCAGCTTTGGGCATTGCTGCCCAGAATTTAGTTCAAGGCGACTTCTACGAAATCACTTCAAAATCAGCCACAGGCTTTACAATAACATTCAAGAATTCAGGCGGTACGGCAGTCAGCCGAACATTTGACTATGTTGCCAAAGGTTACGGCGAATTAGCCGCTTAAAGGAGTTTTAAATTGTCTCAGCATGACTTATCCATTGCCAACCAAGGTTTTCCAGCGTTCCGTTCTGACTTGAATGATGCGCTCCAAGCGTTAGGCACACAAAGCAGCGGGGCAACAGCCCCATCGACCACTTTCGCAAACATGATGTGGTACGACACAGCAAACAATGTGCTGAAAATGCGGAACGAAGACAATGACGCATGGATTTCATTGTTGACGCTTAATCAATCAACAGATGTTGTCTCCCAGATTGGCTCTTATGTCTTGGCTAACTTGGCACAGCTTGGAACGGCTCAGAGCTTTTCGGCAGCGCAAAGAGGCACAATTTCAGCATTGACTGATGGCGCAACCATTACGCCAGATTTTTCTGTGGCTAATAATTTCAGCCTGACAATTGGCGGCAATCGCACATTGGCTAACCCGTCAAACCTAACTGCTGGTCAGTCTGGCGTGATTGTGATTACCCAAGACGGTACAGGCTCACGCACATTGGCGTTTGGTTCTTACTGGAAATTCGCAACAGGAACTGCACCAGTTCTAACAATTACAGCATCTGCTGTTGATGTGCTTGCGTACTATGTAGAAAGCTCAACCCGAATCACTGCACGAATGATTGGGGATAGCAAGTGAGCGCGATTAACGCTTCTGCTGTTTTTGCTGCTGCTGGCGGTGATTACGAGATCAGCCGTTCTGTGCGTCTGCGCTCAAGTGCAAGTGCTTATTTCAATCGGACACCAGCGGGCGCTGGAAACCAAAAGACTTTTACATGGAGCGCATGGGTTAAGCGTGGAAGTCTTGGGAGTTACCAGACTTTGTTTTGGGCTACAACAAACACAACGATCTACTACGGCTCCTTCATCCAGTTTTATGACAATGACACTTTTGCAATTTCAGATTACAGAGGTTCATATAGTGCACAATTAGTCACTTCACAAGTATTTCGTGACCCATCTGCTTGGTATCATATTGTTGTTTCTGTTGATACAACGCAAGCAACTTC